AGATTTGGTATCAAGGTACATGGTTAAAGAACCACTTACTACCCTAGCACCAGTAAAGGAACCAATTGGTTTATCGATAACTCCGATAGTTTCTGGTGTTACATAAGTAACATTATTTGCGATAGTTAGAGAACCACCTGTGATATTAATATCATAAGTTCTGTTATCTAAACCACCTGAAGCTGCCCCACCACCCTGTGCGTCTGCATCAAGATATAAACTTGAAAGTTTATTTCTTAAGTAGTCAGCATCACTTGGTCCAGTAGTATCTGCGTAATTAAATGTTTCCGCATGAGTATCTACATTAGAACTAGTTGGTGTAGCTGCTGAAGTTCCCTGAATAATATGTTTTGAAGGGTCTTCAATTGCTTCTGTGACTTGATCAATAGTAGTAGCATTACCAGACCATGTAATCTGTGCTATACCATCAATAGAAAAGTCTACTTCTGCTTGGTTAATCTGTGCTTGATTTAACCTGTATGTTGTATTTTCTAGTGCAAAATATAAGTTTAGTTTCATAAGTTCGTGAACGTCTGATTGGTCAAACTTACATAATGAGCCAAATTGTGTACCAGTAGTTACTTCAACACCAGCTCCTGCTGCATTTGATGCATTAGGTAATCCAGTTCCTGATAAAGCTGCCCATAAGATGTTTTCACAACAGTCGAATGTTCCGTCTGCTCTGAAACTATTTGCACCATGTTTAAATGGTCGTACATAAGTACCAAAGGACCATTCTGCAGGCGGTAAAGAGTCATTGAATCTTTTTGAGCCCCTGTTTGGTGTAGCACCTGCTTCTGATATGGTTACATCAGTTGAATCACTTCCTTGTGAGAAGCTATATCCATCTAATACACCAATTCTAAAAGTATTGCAGTCTACTTCGTTTCCTTTGAACTTACCTGTTCCAATTCTTGAACCATCTGCAGTAAGAGTAGCTGCGATTGAATCGACAGTTACAACTAACCCTGATGCTGAACCATTGTTGGTTCCTGCATAGTTTTCTACAGCTGTTTCGGTAGCAGTTTCCGCTGCGGCGAACGCTGCTCCCCTAAAGTTATTAGGGATACCAATAGTAGCGACTGGTCCTGTTGAAGAACCGCCAGTAATACTAAGAACTATACACTTAAAGCCTGTGCCGCTACCACTAGTTGTTCCTAGTGTTACGATGTCGCCTACAGCGTATCCTGTTCCTGGTGTACTTACGTGGGCAGTTTTTACTCCACCAGTAGCACCAACTCCATTTACGGAGCTGACAAATACTTTGGTATTTCTCGATAGATTTAAAGCCATTGCTTTCTCCTATTTTTTACTTTGAAAGTACTTAGCTAGATGTTTATCAGCTGTGTAATTTCGTTTAATACCTACACTCTAAAGTCAATTCGCCAATTCCTAAAGGTGTTAAAGTACCTTCATCTGTTGACATCGACTGCAAAGTTAAGGAAGTCGTTTTTAGATGCGGACTTACAGTATCATCGTAAGTTAACACATCATTATTGTCTATCACTCTTTCAATGTCTTCCATTAAACTAGCTAAGACCTCTTGTGGGTCGTCTTGGTCTTCGACATAAACTCTTATGTCCAAACTCATGAATCTCCATTTGAATTCGTTAGGTTGATATTCTCTTGTTTCATCTCCAGCTACCACACATACTTTTGGGTACTCTTGGATTTCATCTAAAAATACCATACCTGAATGTGCATTTTTAAAAATGTTTGAATTAAAAGGCGCTTGCCCATCAATTCCTTGTATTTTTTCAGCTATAGCATCGCAAATTCTTTTTCTAGCTGTTCTATATTGTGATGCCATTATCCTCTCCTAAGGGTTATTGTTATTTTTCTACCTATTATTTCTTGAGCTAATTTTCTAGTGCTTTTTGAAATTAAAGGTTTTGGGTTATATCCCAAAGGCCATCTTCTTTCGCCTGTATTTTCAAAAGTCTCATATGGTCTTAGCATATAAGAAAACTTTCCTGCTAAACCACCTCTACTTGCTTTTAAAGTTAATAATCTTGCGCTATTTGAAAATCTCCCTGTTCTATTAATTAAAGCGGGCCTTCCCATATTTCTTCTTACTTCTGCAGGTAGTCTTCTATTTATACGAGTAATAATTTTATTTAATTCTCTTTGGCTTAAAGCCATATCCTTTTCAGAGTTATCGCGTTTTTTTGTTTTTGTACTACTTACTAATCTTTCTGATTCTTTTAAATTTTTCTTTAGTAGCACTATAGCTACTGCTGCATCTGCTAAGGCATTTGTTGTTCTTGCTTTTGCTTTTGTTCTTTTTGTTGCTTTACCCTTACCTTTCTTTTTATATGTTTTTGTTTTTTTACCCGCTAATGTATCTACAGCTTGTTGGGTTAGCTCTTGTTCCATACTTTTAGAGCCTACTATATTTTTTATTGAGCGAGCTTTTCCTGGTTCAAAACTAGCTTGCATATCTTTAACAACTTTACCACTAGTATCCATGGAAGGAGCCAAAAACTGTTTAAAAGGGCTTCTTTTTAAATACTTTTCATAAACTCCTTTAAGTCTATTCCAAGATGCACTTGTTATTTGAACTTTAGTTTGTGCTTTTCCTGAAGCAATATTAAATATATTTTCTTTTGTTGCAGTTAAGTCAAAATTTTCTTCTTCTAAAAACTCTGTTGTTATGGCACTAATTGTGCTACCAGAAAACTTTTTACCTTGAAGTAACTTTTGTAATGCAGCTCCTGCTGCTATATTATATTGTATGCTACTTAATAAATCTTCAAATTGAGCAGGACTAATTACTGCTGTTTGAGGATTTTTTTCAGTTCCATACTCTGCTACAATATTATCTACACGTTTTAATCTTTTATCTGTTAGTTTATTAACTTTTCTACCTTCTAGCATTTCTTCCTTTAGTTCTGCTAAATAAGTGTAAATCATTGTAAGTGTAAGAACTGCTACATTTATTTCTTTATGGTCTACATTAAATGTTTTTGTACCTTTTCCTCCAGGCTGAGCCCAACTACCTACAGTTTTTGTTAGCTTAGCTAATTGTTTTCTTATTTGTGGCATAGTTCCTGAAGGTGGAAAGACTCTATAAAAAAATCCCCAAAATTTATTAAACTTTATTGACATTTTATTTAACTCATGTATATAATCTGTTATATTGTCAATTTCTCCTACTAAAGCGTTATCTATTTCTTTTCTTGAATTAGTAGTATTTGATAAAAAATCTGAACTTAATTCTTCTGCTATTTTACCTAGCTCTTTTCCTTTAGTTTCTTTTATGAAATCTGGAAAAGATTGGAAAACTGTATGCTGTTGTCCTTGTTTTACAAAGTTAAGTCTTCTTTTACCTCTAGCCATTAGCTATAAATCTTATACATGTCCAATATTCTTTTAATATGGTCTGGAAATCCTATGTTACCTGACAAACTAGAAGATAGTGGATTTTCTACACTTGCTCCTGCTATTTGCATTCTTTCTTTTCTTTCATCTTTCATATAGTACTTAATTAAATCAAATACTGCTAATTTTAAATCATCAGGTGTACTTGTATATCCAGCTTTATAAACAACCTTTACTGCTTTCATTCCTTTTGGAAAAGGTTTAGTACCTGTGCTAGTTGTTCTTACAATGCTGTCAGATTCCATGTCTGCTATATATTCATATTTACCACTACTGTCAGAATTTTCTGTGATTAGTGTAACATATGCGTCAGCTTGACTTGTTCTTTCTTCTACTGATACAACTTGAAGTAGGGGTGACTCTTCTAAAATGACTCTGTCAACTCCTTGTCCTATATTAAAATATTCAGTTTTATTTGTACTAGCATAATCTATGATAGTAGTCCCGCAATAAGACTTTACGAGTTGGGAAACTTGGTCGATAACTATATTTATACGAGCGTCGTTTTTTAAACTTTGCAATCCTGCGAAGTCTTTATATTGCTGTAATGTTACTAAATCTGCCATATGTTTTCCTTAAAAAATGTGGTGGGGCGTACCCCACCACGGGATTCAAAAGCTATTAACTAGCTTTGTATTGAAGTGTGTGACACGCTGTTGAAGCATCGATAAGGTCGGTAAAACCTAGTCTTTGCGAAGCGACTAATACTCTTCTTTGGTTTGCTACTTCGTAGTCAGACTCAATAGTAACACCTCTTAATCTAGGCATTACAAAGTTCTTAGTGTTCACAGCTAAAGCAAAGAATTTGCCTGTTGCTGGAGCAGCCCACTCGTCACAAACGATTACTCTTGAACCGAAGACTTCTCCGATTTCACCATTCAGTTTAGTTGCCATGTTGCCAACTAGGTTGACATCTTGGAATTCTGCATCTGATAATAGGTTAAAGTATTCAGTTGAATTAACGATGTATAATACATCTCTAGGGTTCATACCCCATTTGCCCATTTTCTTTCTAGCATTCAATAGCATTGAAGCTGTTAAAGATTCTGATGCAAAAGCAGTACCGGATTGAGTTTTGTTAGACCCAGCCATTGTGACTAGTCCTTCAAAAGCTGCACCGCCAGTACCATAAACGCCATCTGCATGGTTACCCAATAGTAGTGCGTTTTCAATACCTCTTGCATGAGACCTAACGATAGACTCTCTAATTAAAGGAAGAATCGGTAGGATTGCATCTTCTTCAGTTTCATTACCTAAGTATGATTGTGAAATAAGCTTTTTGGTTGATAGAGTTCTTTCAGTCATATCAATACCAGAATATGTACCATCATAAGTATCTCCTCTTTCCTCTAAGTTTCCATGAGGGGAAGATCCAGAAGCTACTTGGTTAGCTGTAAATTCAGCATAACCTGCGTCTGGCATGATTGGTAGAATCTGAGTAGCTGAAGTCATTTGGATTTCTCTAAATAACGGTGCTAATACGAGCTCTAATTGAATATCTCTTTCGATATTTGTTGATACTGTTTGTTCAAAATCAGCTGATGAAACGCCAACGCCTGAATGAGCATTAACTTTTTCCATAGTGTTTTGGGCCATTTTAGTATTCCAGCCTTTACCAGTAGCAAGTCCCATTACCCAAGCGTCATCAATGTCGCTTTCGAATGCTTTTGCCCAGTCGCTGTTACCTCTATCTGAAAATTGTCTTTTTGACTCACGCATAGCGTTAATCTCATCTTTCTTTTCAGCTAGATCTTTTTGTAGTTCATTAACTACTGACTCTAAGTCGCCATGTCTTTCTGCAACGCGTTTTTCAACGTCACTAATGA